TGGTTGTTTATGTTAGAACAGGAAATACTTCACTGAAGGTAAATCCAGGTTCAACCCTTAACCTTTTTGCTGGATATTATGATCAGATTATAGATTTGAGTAATCCTAATAACAGAGGTAAAGTAGCAACGGTAACTTATTATCTTGAATTAAGAAACGAAGCAGCTACACCTTTGGAATTGGCCTCATTTATACCAGGAGGGCAAGGAGTTAGCGCTCCATTAACTATTTCGGGTGATGCTGATTATAATAATAATCGAAAATATGGAGAAGTTCCAATTCAGATAACGAGTGCTTCTGGATCTAGTGTTGATGTTACTGTCCCTGGATATTATGTTCAACAAGCAGGATTTCAAAGTGCTAATGCCTATTCTCAGTTCATCTATCCTAGATATAAAACTGTGGGATTGGAAGAGGAACTTTATCTTGAAAGAGATTCCACCCTTTCGTGGACGGTAGCTGATGGTGTTAACATCTCGGGTAACAATTATCCGATCACTCCAGAGGGTAATATTATTCCTTTCCGTCCAGATACCACTACTGTTACTGGTAATGGAGCTAATGCAAATATTTGGGATGGAACATACACTGGTACTTCTCCAGACGGAAATGGAAACTTGAATGAATTTTGTATTCATATTCAACACCCTTCAATTAATGATGGTACATCTAGCACCTTCCTGAATTTGATTCGACCAGCAGTTATTTCACCAAGTGGTCCGATGGAATATCCAGCTTTTAGACATGCTTTAGGATTTGATGTTGATGTTAACTCTACACAGATTGGAACTGCAACGACTAATCCTCTAACCACTCAGCAATTGAAATATGACACATCTTTCATGACAACCAATTATGGAACTGATGATTTCGCTTATCCTGCTAAATTGGGATTTGTTGATGCTGACGAGTATCTTTGCGGAAAATACTCTTGTGGATCCTACCTCTTCTTAGGTCCTACAAATCACACTGCTGTCCAGGTTGAGGGATCAACTAAGCTTGCTAAGAAAACTCTAGAATTTGGAGAGGAGAATTCAATCACCGTTCCTGTGGTGTTCCAGATGAGAGCCCAGGATAAGCTTGGATTTATTGGCGGATGGAGAGCTTCGGGAACTCTTAAGAATATTACCTATAAAAAGAAAATAGGAATAGATATTCAGGTAAGGAACGAAGACCTTTTCTCATTCGATTTGGTTGTAAGTGGAAGTTACACGAAGACATCTCTAGTTGCTCCTTCTTACTCTGAATCGGTTGTAACTAGCTAATAAAAAATTAAGCTTTGGCAAGAAAGATAGTAAAACAAACAGCATCATTTGGAGTTCTTAGAGCTAACCCTAGAATATCCGGGAATGTTAAAATCACAGTAGATTCTAACAAGGACATCTGGTTGAATTCCATAGACTCCAATGCTGAGATGTCCAATGAAGCTTATAAGGGATTTAGAATATCCCCAGATTCTTCTTTTGATCGGGATCTATATGAATTTTTCAAAGAAGGCAGTACACCTCCTCAATTTGTATTTGGCCTGTTTGGAGAAGGAGAATCGGTTCCTAACCAAACAACAGATCTGAATACTGTTTATGATTTCAAGTATGCTACTGGTGTAACACCCCTGATCTCTAATAAGTATGAAGAAGAATTTTCCTATCTTGCTCCTATGTGGTTAGGTGCTGATATACCAGATTACTTTGTCATCTTTAGAGTCAATGACCCGATAGATTATTCTTATCGTGTCCCCGTTACAACCCTCACAGTCGGACAAACATATAAGGTTACGGATGGATTAGATGTCGATACATCAAGCCCTTCTTATGTCCCTTTTACTATCCAATCTGACGGTGAAACTTATAGTGCGGGTGACATATTCGAAGCAACTGATCCGACATTTCAAATTTTAAGCGGCTCTGGGGAGGTTATATTTTTAGATCCAACCTATCGTTTAAGTGATATTGAAAATGTTTCTTCCCATTTCCAGGAAAAAATACTCCCAAAAGCAAGTCTAGTTTCCACTTATGACCTAAGAGAAGATTCTAAAATTGGAAAATATCTTAGAAATATCAGAAATTCTGCTGGGTTCTCAGAGGATCTTATCACAGCAAGATTTGAAGAAAACCAACTCACAACATTTAATGGTGTTAATTACTCGTCGGGTGTTTTTGATAAAAGCGGGGATTATCTCTACGATTATTACACAACTCCTGAAACCCAAATAGGATTTGAAGAATTTATCACTGATGGTTTTCGTCGAAACGGAATAATCAGTACTAAACTCCTTAATTTGGAGTTCTTATTTGATGATTTAGAAGCTCCAGAATACACGATCAATCGTTACTTTGGGTTATATGTCAATGCAGCTGAAATAGCTAAATTTAAGCTAAATGGCGATGCTTTATACAGAGATCAGGGAGCATCTGGAAACACCCCGGTTCCAAAAAGAAATGAGAAAGGATATTATTATCAGAATCTTTCATATTACCAGTACAATAATGACGGGGTAAGACTATTTCTAGACCCTGATTATATCAGTGGTGAAATACCTTCTTCTGAAGACGTTAATATCTCTGAAAGCACTAAGCTTTTCTGGACACTAGACAAAACGGGTAACTTCCACTCTTTAAAAAGAGATACAGAATATGGAGTTGGATCTCCAACAAATCCTAGTTATATCTACGGTCTTACCGGAACTGAGAATGAGATAGTTCTACAAGATACGAGGGTGGATCTTTCTATTTTCACTGGAGAAGACACATCTACTAGAAAACAATACGGTGGGGTTTCAACAGGAGAAAAAGGAAGGGCTTATTCCGTTATTAGAATTGGTGGAGAATTGAGCATTAATAATGACGATTGCTTTGTTTTCTATAATCCCCTAGGTCTTTACGGGGTTCCGGGAGAAAAATACGATCTTATTAGATCCTCAGATCTTTCTTCAAGTATAGATGAATGGGGTCCAGGTAGTTATTATGCCCAAGATGGAGCTTATTATTTCCATCCATTTGGAACCAATGAAGAAATAGCTCAGGCAATTTCTGGGATCTTTAATTCCTTCACCTATAATTCCTTTGAAGCTTTTGCTTCTGGAGACGAAGTACTAATAAGAACTAGAGCTCAGGGAATAAAAGAAAACAATAAATATGGTCTTGATTTTTACCAGGACTTCCAAACCCTTTCTAGAATGCCTGATTCGAGGAGAGGATTAATATTTATCAACGAGAAAGATGTTTGTGATATAAATTCCAAACAGAATTTCATCGGAGGATCCAACTATTCTAATACCAGAGTAAAGATTAAAATAGAGGACGCTAACAAGATAAAAGTTGGTGAGACTTTCCTTGAGACCAATCTAGGATCATCTAAGGTTATTGGAAAATATAGATTCATAGATCAATACGCTAGAGATTCTAGGGGACAGATCATCGGAATCAAAGATTTTGAAACCCACACAACTCTAGAAATAGAAAATGTTACACATTCTATTTCTTTTGGCTCTGCAAGAAAAATATCAGCCTTTGAGAATTATTCGGTTCCTTTGGGAATATTCTCTTTCTATGGTCTAAGAGAAATAGATGGGGATTTTTGGGCAAGTGAATATGGATACACTCCAACAGAGGAATATTATAAATATCTGGACACTCAACCTGATGGAAAGACAAAAATAGTTCCAGGTAAGTCTTATTTTGTATCTGATGGTGCTGTCATAGATTATGATGGATCAACTTACACAGGTCCAGCTTTCTTTGAAGGTGTTTCTGGAGTTGATTCCTATACTTTGATAACTGCTTCAACAACAGCAGAATCAAATGTTTATCCGACTCTATCAGGAAGAGGATTATATTCCTTCTATCTTCCAAACCAGCCAATTGCTCCTGGGTCTTTCGATAGCAACTTCTATCCTGACCTCGATACTTTCCCTGGATTTTCTGGAATACAGAAGCTTAATTTCATCGATGATGAAACAGGACTAGAAACCAAATATGCCCAACTTACTTTTGGAAAACTTGATTCTGAATATGATTACACCCAAGACAACTATAATAAGGACTATGCAACATTAAGTAGAGTCAGTCCTTATATTTCTAAGTGGGTTTATAGGGGAGGAACGGATGTTAGAGGTAACGGATATAGATTAGATTCTAATATCGCATTTACCCCTCTCAATTTTTCACCTAGTTTCTTTAATAGAAATCAAAATCCTCAGTATTTTACTCATGAGTGGTATCAATTACAAAGACCTCCATTCTCGCTACCTGAGGAGAATATCCATGAAGATAAAAGTTACCTTGGTGGTGAAATAGAGATCAGTGAACTTATAGAAACTAATCCTGCAGGGAGAGATTATTTTGTTGATTACTTTACTATTGAGGGTGAAGATCTCACATCTTATTATCCAGGAAGCACTACCATCGAAAATGTTAATCTAAGCGAAAGATACACTGTATTTGATTACAGTGAGGCATCAGGCTTCAGCGAAACTCTTTTCAGAGGGGCAAAAGTTAGGATCAAAAGAAACTACAAGGATTACACTGCAACTGGATCTCAAGTCAAACCATTTCCAAATGATAGATTTTTTGAGGATTATAAATTCTCTTGTGTGATCGTTCCTGTTCAAAATATTGAGAACGAAATCCAAAGTCCAGTTTCGGTTCGAGTTATAGAAAATCGACAATTCAAAACAATTACTTTCTTGGTCGAGGTTCTTATTGAAGAAGGCAGAACCCTGAACTTTGAGGATATTAGTCCGGAAAAGCAATATATTGATCTGGATTACTTCCTCTTATATTCTCTCAAAGATAAACTTGACAAAGAATCCGTATCTTCTACTACAATTCCGAGTATTGAGGTTCCAGCAGTTGGAGACATCAAACTTTCAGCATCTCTTAATATCACAACAACACCAAACGAGGCTGGAATAGTTTCTTCAGTAAATGCCGGAGGAGGAAAGATATACATTATCCCAGGATCAGAATACGAAACAGATCTTAGGGAGGAAATAAATCTGGTTTATCCTGCTTCCATAGATACTTCCTCAACTTCATATTCGACTACGGGAGGATCATTCTATGGAATTAGAGATATCGGAGATCCAACTAACGTTTATACTCTTCCTGTTCCAGTTGGGGTTGGACAAGACTTTATTGAATTCACAGGAATCAATGGCTCCAATTACCAATTTGATTTTACCGAGATCTCACTTCCTGCACCACAGACTATACCAACTGCAACATTCCCGAATGTTATCTCTGGGATTCCTATTTACCAAAGGGAGGGAGGAATTGAATATTGGAGAAATATTATGGAGAAGATTTCTTTTGCTAATCTCTCCTTCTGGATCAATACCAATCATCCTTATGTGACTTATGAAACATATAATTGGGACCCAGCAAATAAAACAACCGTTAAAACATTATCGGATTTCAGACTGGAGTTTATCCAACCTTCTGCATTTGAACAACAAACAATAATCTATCCAGTTCTTGATACTGACAAACCCCAGGAAGTTTCTCTTTTGGATATCGGGTATGATTTACAGGAAATTCAACAGAAGAGCGAACTTTATAGATATAGCGGGGGATACGTTCCTAAATTCAGAGATGTCCTGAGATTTGAAAATGTTAAAGCTGATGCTCCTTTCTGGGTAATACCAGATCAGTTTGAATATGGTGTAACAATGGTGGATAAGGATCTTGACGATCCATATTATGATCTAGGAGACACTAAAGAACTTTCTTTCAATGGAGTTCCATCAAAAGAAATAAGTTTGATTAGAGGTGTTTCTTACACTTTCGATGTGAGTGATCCATCAAATACTGGATATCAGGTTTATTTCTCTACCTCACTAAGGGGAAACAATTATCCGGATGATGCGATATTAGATGGATATACAGTTTTTGGAACACCTGGTACTTTTGGAGCAACAATTACCCTCACAGTTCCTTATAATTGGCCTGCTACTGTTTATGTGGTAACTGAGGGGGGAAAATATACTGGGAACAGGGTAAAGATCGTAGACGGAATAGAGTATGCTTATTGTTCATTTGGACCTGATAGAGATGATTTTGGTATAGCCAAAAATCTGAACTATTATAAATATTCCGATGAATGGCTATTTAAAATCGGACAAGACTCTGCATTTAACCCAGTTTATCCACTCATAGATGAAACACCAATAGACAGAAGGAACCTTTCCATTTTTGAAAGCTCCTGGGATACTGGATTCTATAGAGAGTATCAAAACTCTTCAGAATACATCAGCATTCCAGGAACTAAAAACATGAAAGAACAGAAGTCTTTCTTTGGAAGCAAGGTGATGCAAACTCCTCCGAGAATAAATTCTCAAAAACAAACAATTAATCCAGAATCTATTCCAAATGTATTAGAAGTGAATATTGGAAATTACCCCGGATATGATATTCTATGGGAAGAAACTGAAACCGAGATCAGAGGAATAATTCTAGGAGATAGAATACTGGAGAGATATTTTCTGAATGATGGAGCTAAGGATGTCTTCAGAAAATTTATTGTCCCTGAATTTGGATTCGGAGATCTAAGTGGAATTGACGATGACTTAAATGAATACATGGAACAAAACGTTGTTCCAGTTTACAAGATCAGTAATAACGGTACATATTTGAAAAAGATTCCAGTTTCACCGGAAATAGATCTTTTCCCAATTGAAAATAATCTTGCAGACTACCAAAAGACAATTAATGGATACTCCATTTCATCTGATGTTAGTTTTACCAAGATCAACGATATTAGATACGAGTTTAGAATTTCAAAAGATCCATCATTTGATTATTCCCTAGCATTCTCAATCGAGATTGAAAAAATTTAATCAGGGCTTGGAATTTTTGATATATAAAAGAACTATAAGGAGAGATGCCACAGATTAACATATTAAATATTTTAGCTGGTGATAACCAGGAAACAATAGTCGATAAGGTCAATTATAACTTTGACCAGATCCTGAGTGCCGGTGGAGGACCTCAGGGACAGCAAGGACAGGTTGGTCCAACAGGGCCGATAGGACCTCAGGGCCCTCAAGGGGTTCAGGGAGTTCAGGGGCCTTCCGGAACCAAATGGTTTGTTCAAGATAACACCCCAGCATCTGGATCTATTGGAGGAAGTAATCCTTTCTTATATCCAACCCTAGGAGACTATTGGTTAGATCCAGATTCAGCTAACCAGGACATCTATGTTTTCGATGGAACTTCTTGGACCTACACTGGATTTGGTCTTTCTGTGGGAGACATCTTTCAAAGACTTTCTCCAATTAATCTTAGTGGAGGAGGAACTGGTAGGGGTATCTTAATAGCTGGGACAGCTTCAGATCAAACTCTCTTACTCTCTGATGCTGATGTTAGTGACTATTTATCTGGACTTTCTCCTATAGACAATGTCAACTTCGAGGATTACAAATTAAAGATCGCGACTAGAAACAATCGACTTGGGATTATATCTCTGGGTAGATCAGATCATGACACATCAGTGAATACAACATCAGGTGGTAATTCTAATAACTCTCGTATTTTTTGGAATTCTAATACTCCAGGTAATGCTGGTTTCTGGAGTACAACTTGGCAAAACCCAACAGGATCTATTACTATTCAATCCTTAGGTTCTGGTGGTGCAGGTGGTATCAATATCTTAGCTGATGAAGAGGTAACTGCTCAAAGCTCCAGTGAAAATGTGGCTTTGATCACATCTTCCCAAAATAAGGGAACATTTGCTAGCATTAACACAAATAGAGGATTTTTTGAAGTCTCTAATGCTTATCCTAGTAATTCACCCAATGCTTATCTTTTTGTGAATCCAACAGGAGCTGGTATCGGTGTTGGGACCGGTGGATTTAAAGAGATTGGAGATGATGCTAGAAAATTAGCAGTCAGAGGTAATGTTTCGATAGGAAATACTGGATCGACCCACACAGGCAATATGTTCATTGGTGGTGGAATAGGAATTCCTGGATACAATGAAGGATCTCTATTTGTAGAGGGTCACGTGGGAATTGGATATAATAGTCCAGTATTCTCTAATGGACCTCTTGTAGCTACTACTGGACCTGCAGAGGCAGCGGATAGATTTCCTCAGTTTTGGGTGTCTTCTCATAACCCAGGACCGGGAATTCAAGTGAAGACTACAGGCTCAGTATCACACACATCTAGAACTGTAATAGGTGATGGTGTTTATGATTACCAAGGGGTTGCAGCTGCAGATCGAGTGGTTGCTGGAACTGGTCCTGATATCACTCAAGAATTTACTTCTCAAGGATATAGCTTTACTGCAGGTCCTCTGATCAGCTACCAACACAAGATAGTAGATGCTTCAAATACCACTGGGACAGCACCAGTATTTGCAATAACAACTTCTTCTAGAAGTGGATCCTATGATTTTGAAACTGTTGCAGACAATACAACAATCCAGACCCGGAATTCGAATAGAAGGCTGAGATTAAGAGCTAACTCAACAGATGTCACAACTAATACAGTTTCACTAGGAGCTTTAGATGAAGCTTTTCTTTCCACCCATGCTGGTCCTACGAGTGATAAAAAATATGGTAACGTAACACTTGGATATAATGCTGAAACAGTCAGAGGAACCACTGGTCCTTTACCAACTTCCACATCAACCTTTAGTACTTATGGGATAAAGGGTCAGGTTTCTATCAATACAAATCGTAATTTACATGCTTTAACAGTTAATGGAATTCAAACAATTGGTACGAACACCCCCGAAACTCTAATAAATGATAATACAGTAGCTTATAATGGATCATTAGGACTTACTAAGCCTAGTGGGCCTTACTCGATGCTTAAAATCCATCGAGCATTACACACATCCGCTCAAACCACTTACAGTAAGTTTGGAGTTACCTCGGTAATTGCTACTGGAGGAGATTCCCTGACTTCTTCCTATCCTAATGGAATAGAAATAACATCTTATGTTACAAACGCCGGACTTGCTTCTGCTATAGCTAATCCTGCAGACAGAAGAACACCCAGCGCTATCGTTGTTGGAGCAACTAATATTTTATCTCAAAGTTTTGGTTCAAGTTTTAACCCTGGATATGCTCCTGCGACCGGATTTTTTGTAAGTGATACTGGTAATCATGTTGGTATTGGGAAACACTGGAATTTTGATAGCGCTCTCACTGTTGATGTGAGTAATGCTCCTGGATTTGGTGTTGCAACAACCAAAGCAATCAATGCAACAGGAGATGTTGATATAGTTGGGGATCTAGGAGTTACTGGAGATGTTGAAATTAACGGAAGTTTAGAAGTAAATTCAGAGAAAGTTGGTTCATTGCAATCCGGAATAACATCAGTTCCCCTTACTTTTTCGGGTGGTTCACCGACAGCTACTACACCAGTATTAAGTACTGATAAAACTACTTATTTTTGGTTTGGAGGGTCTTACACGTATGTTTATTTAGATGTTGAAACCGCTCCTGGCTCTGGTAGTTTTGCTGCAACCTCCCGTGGATATTACAATAATCCGGCGTTGGGAAGTAATGGCAATTTCCAAACCGTTATAGTACCTGCTGGGTGTAGAGTTAAAATAAGAATTAATGTGAATGGTGGCGCAACTGCATATTATCGCGAGTTTGGAATATAGGATGCTTAGTTAATGTAATTATTTTTTAAATACTCATAAAAATTAAAATTTGGTAGATGATAAAGGAAAAATTCATATCTAAATACAAAGAGATCCATGACACCATAGCATCTCTCGAAAAAGAAATATCGGCTTTTGATCGACAAAAAGCTATTGAGAATCCAGATCTCCTGGAGGATCTCAAAAAAAGAGTCACTGAACAGGTAGCTCTTTTAGAAAAAACAAGACAAGATGAACTTAGCACTTTTAGCTGATCTTTGGAAAAGAAGGGATATTATTCTTCTCCTAGGAGTTGGCATTTTAATAGCTATTCTCCTTCAGCAATGTAATGGAAATAGAAATCTGAGAAACAAGCTGGATATCAAGGATCAGAACATTGCAGCTCTGAACGATTCAGTTAGAGTGGAGAAAGACAAATATGATAGAGAAGTATTCGTTAAGAAAACTCTCATGGCTTCTAACAAAGAGCTACAGGAACTAAACAAAGATCTTGCAGATGAAGTTAAAACACTGAAGGGAAAGGTCATCTATCTTCAATCCGTTGTTGCTGAGGTAGAAGTAGACACCCAGTATGTGGAAACCACAGTGAGTGTCTACCCAGGGGGAAAATACAGTCTGGATTGGGCTTTAGACACAATATATTCTCCAGGAAATTTCAGATCCTTCTCGGGTAATTCATTCTTTACCTGGAACAAAGAACTAGGAAAACCGGTTGCTGGAGTTACCCGGATCAATGAAGATAAAATGGGATTCTCATTTACCACTGGATTGAGAGAGAAAGACAAAGCACTGGAGATTTTCATTACACCTAAATATCCAGGAATGGAAATAACAGACATTGAAGGAGCTATCATCGATCCGCAGAAATCTGATGTTCTAAAGAAAATGTTTCCTCAAAAGAAATGGTACATTGGTCCACAAATGGGTATTGGTCTTGGTGGCGGATATAATGTGACCGGGACTCCTGCATTTGGTCCAATGATTTATTTGGGGGTGGGTGTAGGTTATGGAGTCTTTAGATTCTAAGGGACTCTAAAAGACGATATATAACACATGGCAAATTATACCTCGACACAGAAATTTATTAAGCTCAGTACTTATATGCTCTTGGAGTATAATTACACAACTGCACCCACTCCGGAGCAATATTTTGTGAATACAGGTACACCTGCAGTTGGTTTTGAAAAGATTGTTAATGGACATTTCGATGACGAGGTCCAGATCCTAAACAAACCTCAGGACCAAGGAACAACTAATAATGTTAGAGATCTAAGTGTTGTTCAAACCGCTAAAAACAGATTTGTCACTCTCGATAACGATTATCTTAATCCCTACCTGAACACAGATTCACTTTTAACACCCGTAGCGGATCTTCCTGTGAACTTTCCGTCGAACATCGGGGTTTACTATGACACAGTTAGATTTCATATTGTAGCAGGATATAATTTCGATAATATCGATGGTATTATCCTTCAGATAAAATTCAGAGAAAGAAACGGGAAGAAAAAAGCTACGATCCTGCAGCTTCTAGTTGAACGAGGCGATGTTTCTTTGCCTATCCTAAATCCTAATCCGATTTATTTGGGAGGAGCATTATACGACCACTATGTGGAAGTAAAGATCCCAGCCTATGCTAATATGGTTTATGAATTTGAGACCTTAGCAGGTAGCACCGCTCAAGCAAACACTTTAGCTGCTAAAATATCATCGGATGGCAAAGGATTTTTGAGAGACACAACAATTGAATTCTCTCTTTATGAGATAAATCAAAAAGTCCTTAAGGATGGATATGATAATTACATTGCTCAGATAAAGGGACAAGTTGCTCTTAGCCCTTCTGATAATTACACAGATCTAGCAGCGGTTATCCAAGAAAATGCTTTCTATAATTATCTTGAGTATTATCCAACCTGGCAAGGAAACTTCATCGAGGATTTCATTGTAGCTGAAGGAGCAGTTGGAAAATCCTATTATGTGGTTAATGAGATCGAATTAAAAGAACAGGTTGGACTTAACTATATCACAACCTACAATTTCAGTAACATCCAGACACAGGATTACAATGCCCCTTATATTTTCAGACCTGTTTTGATAAATCCCTTGACCACATCATTCAGAGTTAATTACACTCTGAGATTGGTTAATAAAAATGATCAGACCCAAATTATTAGGAGATCCTCATTCTCTTCATTTGATGTAAATAATTATGGAAGGGAAGTTAACAAGATAAATCTGACTACCGGAGCATATGCTCAAAAGGTTTACAATAGAATTCTAGAAGCACCGGCGGTATTAGCTCCTTATGGGGTTACACCTTCACTGGCTCCAGTAGAGAAAAAGATTCCTGTTTTCTATAAGGACCGAAATATTTCGGTTACTAAAGAAACTTTGGTTGTTGACAGTTCGGGAAACATAGTATCTGACACTTCTTCTCCGAACAATGTACAAATTTATGGACAAGGAAAAGCCAAGATCTTAGTTGATCCTTTCGATAACTTTTACAAGTTTACAGTTTATACCTCCAAAGACGGGGAGACTCCGGAGATACTGGATCTCGGAACTTCTCTCAGCTACTATCTTGTTTTTCTAGATGCTTCTGGTCAGGAGATAAAAACTGAAAATATTAAAAACAAGACCACTATTTCCAATCCATCTGGAGGTCAAGTTGCTTTCAAAATAGTCGATACAAGTTCTAAAAAAATACTTGGATTTACCTCTCGTAACTTCTATATCATTTCTAAAACTCCTGACGGGGTGGAAACCAAGCTTTATTCGGGATCTTGGGAAAATGAATCAGAATATCTAGCTAGAATAGCTTCTGAGTCTGCAACAGGAACTACCGGAACCACAGGAGGAACAGAAACATCAGTTACTGTCACAGATGCAACCGGTACATCAGGCTCTCAACAAGGAACTCAAATCATTAACAAGGTTCCTATTACAAAGGTCACTAGACCAACCAAGCCTTATGTTTTAGGAAGTAGCTCTATTCTGAGCGTAAAACCTAAATCTGAACTACTTGCTAAGAAAACGGCGGTGAAAACCTCAAAACTGGATTCTCCTCTTTTTGGAAAAACTGTAGACATTCCAGCTCTTGCCAATTCTATATCAGGTCTTGAGGCTCAGGGTGTAATAGTACAGAATGTTGTAAACTACTATTTTACACCAGGATCTCCCGGATCCTCTCTATTTAAAGGTCTTAAGCCAAGTCAATTCTTGGTTGCTGCATTACAGGTTCACCCGAAGAATACTGATGGAACATTCGATCCGAAATACATCCAGTATTGTAATGCTTTGGATTTTCCAGTTACAGAAAATCCAAATAACCCGATAAGTCGGGCTTAAAATAAGATCGATATATAGTTTATGATTCTTAATGTCAGACAGAATGGTTTTATATTCAATTTTCCAAAGGAATTCTTAAATCCTGAGGTGGTTGAAAAATACAAGGGATATGTTAATCGTATGCCTATGCCTTATGATACAGTCCATGACTTTATCAATGCAACTGTGCAATCGATAAACTTTCCAACATTGAGAACCATTGATACCGCAGAACAAATCAGACCCGGCGGTTTCAAACAAACCTATAAGAGTTCAACGACTCTACAAAACCTCATTCAAAGGGACTTCACTGTCACTTTTAAATTGGGCGAGGGATTCATAAACTACTGGATAGTTTATGAGAACATAGTTAAGTTCTTGGATTTTCAGAATCCTGAACAGTATCTCCCAGATTTCAGACTTATGTTGTTGGATAATGATGGTATCATCATGGCTAGTGTGATTCTAGAGCAAGTAACAGTCACATCTCTTTCAGAGATCCAATTGAATTACTCCTCTACAACTCCACAATTCACAACTTTTTCAGTTGGCTTCAGATGCAACTATGTAAATACAAAATTAGAAATTGGATAAAAATAAATTTATTGGTATAGACTTCAGTTTAAATTCACCGGGTGTCTGTATCTTAGAAAATGACAAGGCGCAGTGGATAAGTGTCCACCGGACAAAGAATTCAATCCCGAGACTTCTTAAAAAAGAGGGATCCCCATTTTCCATTTTTGGAATGGAGAAGGATTTTTCAATTAACGTTATTGAGAAGGAATCTTACGAGGGAGAATATCACGAGAAAGAAAGAGATAAAATAGTTGCAGGTGTGGATTTTGCCAATTTGGTATTTGAAAAGATTAGGGATCATATAGACGAAAACACCTATATTGGAATGGAAGGACTTTCTTTTGGTTCCAGAGGAAATTCTTTGATTGATATTTCAATGACCACTGCTTTATTGAGAGAAAGAATAATCGGAACCATAGATCCAAATAGGTTCTTTGTTATTGCTCCGACGACTGTCAAAAAATTTGCTTTTAAGGGAAATGCAAAGAAGGACCAACTTTATCTTTCACTTATTGAGAAAGGGGATGAGAGATTGGCCACATTCACTAAAAAATTGGAACTAAATCAGGACAAATGGATTAAAAAGAGTGGTAAGGTAGAGGATCCATGTTCGGATATTATAGATGCTACCTGGATATCTCTGTATATTGAGGAGCATCTCGAGAAACTTTTAGGGTAACACGGAATATAATAGGTAACAAATTCAAAAACAAATAAAAAATTTAGAAAAAATGGAAGAGAATTTTGAAGACATCTTTAACTTGGACAATGAATCTTTTGTAAAGGATGAAAAGAAAGGAGAAGGGGATGACCTCCTGTACAAACCTTATCCCGAAAACGGAAAAGACGGCGTTTACAAATCTTTGATTAGATTTTTACCAAATGTCGCTAATCCTAAGAAATCTAAAATCCACCAATACTATGTGTGGCTTAAAGATCCCTCTGATGGCAGCAATATGAAGGCACTTTGTCCTTCAACTGTTGGAAAGAAATCAATTCTTAAAGACCTGTTCTGGAAACTTAAGAACTCACCTTCTGCTAAGGACCAAGATCTAGCCAGAGCTTTTTCTAGAAAAGAAGACTACTACTCTTTGATTCAGGTTGTTAAGGATTCTAATAGACCAGAACTTGAGGGTAAGATCATGGTCTTTAAATTTGGCCGCAAGGTTAATGACATGATCGAACAACAAATCAAACCAGAATATGGTAATCCTTCTAACCCATATGATCTTTTTGAAGGTAAAAACTTTGGATTGCACGTAAGAAAGGTTGGTGAATGGAACAACTACGATCTTTGTCAGTTTGTAGGAGATAAAATGCCTATCTCTGTCGATGGAGAAACTATTGAGAAAACTGAAGAGGGAAGAAACAAAGTAGTTGATTATCTTAAAACTGGCCCACAGGATCTTGAAAAATACGATTATAAAGATTGGACAGACGAAGAGAGAGACCGAATTATGAGAATTATCAAGAATACCATTCCTGATGGTAGAATCGTATCTGATATTATTGGTACTGTTCCAGATTCACCGATAAGCGAATCTAACTCATCTTCAGGAGAAAGCTTCTTTAACGAGACTTCTTCTTCTTCCTCTTCTTCCACCCAGAGTGAAGTTAAGGAAACACAAGGAGTTAGTGAGTCTGCTCCGAGCGGAAACTCTCCTTCACTAGATGATCTTTATGCTGATCTTTAAAAACTAGGATCTTATGGAAGCTAAGGTGACACATTCGCTGTCCCTTGATAAAATCAGATCCATGGTTTCTTCCGCTCTGGTAAAATTTTACGGGAGTGGAGATCCAGAAAGACTTAAAATCTACCAAGGGGGCAACAGATTAAACTTCTGTTGCCCCTATTGTGGAGACTCTCCCGATCCAAGGAAAAAGAGAGGTAATTTATATACTGATACCCTTTCTTATAAATGCTACAATGGTGGATGCGAGGTCTTTAGAAGTCTAAATTCTTTTATCAGGGATTTTTCTTTAGGCGAGATGATTGACTCTGATGAAATGACAGAGATCATAAACTTCTCCCGTCAGAGAATAGCAAACAAAAAGATTCGAAATTCTATCGATTTCTTTTTTGCCCAGAATTACAAGGATATTCTTATTGAGAGAGATTTTCTTAAAAAGAAGCTCGGTCTGATTGAGGTCCAGGGGACTTACGCTGAAAAATGGTTGAAAGAAAGAAACCAACACATTGATAATCGGTACCTCTATGATCCTAGGAGAAGAAGCCTTTATCTTTTGAATCTTACTGGAAATGGATCCCAAGTTATTGGTCTCCAGCTCCGTCCTATAGTCAAGAAAAATTCACACAGCAAATATTTCACTTATAAGTTAAGTGTGATTTATAAAAAGCTCCTAAACGAGCTTGATCCTGACAAGATTCTGAGAGCTGAAGAATTAGATCCTATATCTACCGTTTTTGGTTTTTCTTATGTTGATATGGGATCTATGATCACTGTTTTTGAAGGTCCTATGGATTCGTGGCTTTGTCCAAATTCGATTGCTCTCTGTTCTATCAATAATCAATTCCCATTTGATGTTGATAACAAAAGGTGGTTTCTAGATGGTGACAAGACAGGTAGAGATAAAGCCAGGGAATTACTAGAAAATGGAGAAATTGTTTTTCTCTGGGGAAAATTCTTAAAAGAAAACAACTTGCCAGATAGAGATAAATGGGATCTTAACGATGTTGTTAATTATGTCAGATCAACAGGAAACAAGATAAAAAATCTGGAGAATTACTTCTCATCTGATGTTTTAGATATTATAGATGTATGAAAAATCAAAACGACGATAAGATAAAATTCCCAGTAGAGATATCTTCTGGCTTAGATATTTCTGATTTTTCTTTGGATGAAAATTTTTCTCCTGAAATCCCGAAAAAACCCTTATCCAAAGAGGTAAAAGTATTAGAGACCACTAAAAAAATAATAGGAAAAAAATGTCAGAAGAGCAAGACCCTAATGTAGAAGTTATCAATATTCCGGAATACGAGCAAAAGTTTGTATCTGAAAGAGAAACTTGGAAAGAAGAAATCAGAGTACTTTCGATTAGAATGAAAAATATCCGGGAGTTGGGTGAAGTTCAAGTTGAGCTTTACTCCAAAAGGCAAGCACTTCTAGAGTATAGTGGAAAACTAGGACAGATCATGACGAAGCTGAACAGCAAGTATCGTCAAGGGAAAACTGGCAGAATGAGATATTACTCAGAGCAGCATCAGTATAAATATGGTACCAACGAGAAGACAACCCTAATCGAGGGAGACCTAAGTGAGATTAAGGAAAGGGTAGATCTGATGAACAACCAGATCACGTTTATCAATGAGACTATGAAAACAATCGATCATATGCTCTATGGTATACGACACAGAATTCTTTTGGAAGACTATATGAGAAGTGGTGGAATCAGGAGAGATTAGGAAATAAGTATTTAATCATGTTAAAATTTGTAGTTAGTGAGGATAAAAAATGGCTGAATCTTTTAGATTATGATGAAGATTTTGAAAGGAGACAGATTGATATCTCTTTAACTAAAAAAATCCAGAACTTCTACTTTCATCCCCTGGTGAAGAAAAAGATATGGGATGGATCAATTTGCTTCGTTGACAAGAAGCTTCCTTTTTGGAGAGTCCCGGTTGGACTCTGGTCTGAGGTATACCATATTGGACAGAAATATAAGATTGATGTGACTATTGATGGTCTTGAAACAATTATAGATAGTTCTTTAACCCTGGAAAAATTTACAGATTGGTGTAACCAGTTTTTTGAAGGGAAACCCAAGCAACCCAGGGATTATCAAATAGAAACAGCTTGGAAAATTATCAGATTCAAATTATCAGTTTCTGAGGTTGCTACGAGCTCTGGGAAAACTCTGATAGCTTTTATGGTTCTCGCTTATTTAAAACAAGTTGAGGGTGTTGAAAAATTCTTAATGGTTGTTCCTAATACTAACCTTATTCTCCAGGCAACCGAAGACTTTGAGGAATACGGATTGGAAGAATTAGATAATTGCGGGATCCAACAAATCCACGGAGGAAACAAGAAGAAGATCTCGGGAGGACTAATGATTGGAACGTACC